TATCAGATATGGTCTTTTCTGTTACAGGTGGTGAGATATTAACATTTAACATTGGCGTTGGAGGCACGGGTGGTAACGGTGTAGGAGAACCACCAACTAACACGCAAGGAACAACAGGCGGCGCTACAACTTTATCTGGTGCAACGACAGGACCTATATTTACTTTAAATGGTGGATCTGGTGCTGTGTCTACTGGTGGTAGAGTATCTGCTCCTGCTTCAGTGGCAGGTGTTGCAGGAACTAGAACAATTATATCTGGTGTCGGCTCTGGCACGACTACAGATGGTCTTAATATAACCACATTTACAGGTGGTCCAAGAGCAGCCTTTAATCAACAAGGTAATGGAACAAATGGTACCGATGGTGTCAGATATTCAGGTGATAATGCTAACGGCGTTGGATCACCAGGTGGTGCATCTTTTGTTAACTTAGCAGGTACTGCTGGTGCAGGTGGAGACGCAGGTAATGGTGGTGCTCCTGAATCAGGACAGTTTGGTAAAGTTGGCTCCCAAGGTGGAGGCGGAGGCGGCGGCGGAACTGAGCAAGGCGCTCCTGGTGGTTCAGGTGGCGATGGTTTAGTTCAATTTAGGTTTTTGAGGATTTGATGCCACTAACAAAATTACAATTTAGACCTGGTATAGATAAACAAAACACTGAGTATGGTGCTGAAGGTCGTTGGATCGATGCTGATAATGTAAGATTTCATTACGGATTACCTCAAAAAGTAGGTGGTTGGCAGAAACTTGTTAATGACACAATTATAGGAGTTGCAAGAGACATACACGCATGGTCAGATTTAAATGGTGTACGGTACACGGCTCTCGGAACAGATAGAAAATTTTATATATACACCGAAGGTACGATAGCTGACGTTACACCGATAAGAAAAACAACAAGCAGTGCATCTAATCCTTTTACGACTAATTCAACTAACAACGTCACTGTTACAGATAATGGACACGGTGCTAATATAGGTGATTTTGTGACCTTTGATTCTTTTTCTGCAATTGATGGTTTAGACATGAACGCTGAATTTGAGGTAACAACTGTTACCGATGCAAACAATTATGTTGTTACACAATCAAGTAACGCTTCTGGATCAACTTCTGGAGGTGGAGGCACAGGTAATATTAATTATCAAATTAGTATCGGACCAGATGCTTCCGTATATGGTTATGGATGGGGTATCGGCACATGGAATACAAGTACATGGAATACTCCTAGATCAACATCAACAGTTACATTAGATGGTAGAAACTGGAGTTTTGATAACTTTGGTGAAGATTTAATTGCTACCGTACACAAAGGCGGTACATTTAGATGGGATACATCAGCAGGATTATCAACGAGAGCCGCTGTAATATCTCAAGCTCCAACAAACTCTAGATTTAATCTTGTGTCTATGCCTGATAGACATGTATTTTTATTTGGCACTGAAACAACAATTGGAGATACTTCTACTCAAGATGATTTATTTTTAAGGTTTTCATCACAAGAAGACTTTACAACATGGACACCGACAGCAACTAATACTTCTGGTTCTTTTAGAATACAGGATGGCTCAAAAATAGTAGCTGCAGTCAGGTCTAGAAACGCTGTATTAGTGTGGACAGACAATTCCTTACATGCGTTGCAGTTTGTAGGCGCTCCTTTCACATTTTCATTAGTTGAGCTTGGCGCCAATTGTGGTGCTGTTGGTGTGCACTCAGCCGTAGATATAAATGGTGTAGCTTACTGGATGTCACAAAATTCATTTTATCTCTATGATGGTACAGTGAAAAAAATTCCTTGTAGTGTTCAAGATTATGTATTTGAAGATTTTAGTATTGCTAACTATCCAGAAACATATGCAGGTATTAATTCTGAGTTTAATGAAATTACATGGTTTTATCCCTCTGCATCATCAACACAAATCGATAGAGCTGTAACATATAATTACCTAGAAAAATCATGGCATACGTCTAATTTAGATCGAACAACTTGGTCTGATTACGGTGTATATCAACAACCTTATGCAACAAAGTATTTTCCAAGTAACACTGCAACAACTCCTACGGTACTAGGTCTTACTGCAGGTGCTTCTACTTTTTATGAACACGAAGTAGGTTTTGATGATGATGGTGTAGCTATGACAGCCTTTATTACTTCTGGTGATTTTGACATACAAGACGGTCAACAAATGCTTTCTATAGGTAGAGGTATTCCAGATTTCAAAGATCAGGTAGGGGACGCAACCATAAAATTAGGTTTTAAATCTTTTCCGTCACAAACAGCTACTACAATAACAAGAACAATAAATACCGACACGACAAAATTTGATTTACGTGGTAGAGGTAGACAAGCTAATGTTGATATTAGAAGCACCGATGTAGGTGCAAATTGGCGTTATGGCACGCTTAGATTAGATGTAAAACCAGATGGAGGTAGATAATGGCTAAAATAGCAACAACAAGATTACCAGACTCAACACCTGAATACGAACCAAGTCAGTTTGATGCACTTATTCGTGTGCTTGAGCAGATAACACAACAATTAAACTTTGGATTTCAACAAGATATAAAAGATGAATCCACAGCAAGGAGTTTTTTCCTTGGCTGATATATTTAAAAGTTTTTCTAAAACCGCAACAGGTTCTTTAACTGCAGTATATACAGTACCAACAGCAAATGAAGGTGCTGTTCCTCCCGTTTTACCTACCACAGCTATTGTAAAGAGTATTAGATTATCTAATCAATCTGGTGGTGCAGTCACAACTACGGTATCTGTATTAGATTACGATGCAAGTTCACCTCTTGATATTGAGTTATTTAAAGATAGCCTTGCAGACGGAGCAGAATCAGAGGTTCTTACACATCCTGTCGTTTTAGAGCAACAAGATGCTATCAAAATTTTAGGAAATGGTGTAAAAATATTAGTAAGTTTAATGGAGATTACGTAATGTCAGAAATAGGTAAAAAAGTACAGGACGCAGAAGTCATTGGTCACGAAACAGTAGGTGATAAGCAAATACCTATTTTAAAACCAGAAGTGTATGTAAAAATTTATTGCAGTAATTGCAAAGCAGAAGTTGATGAAGAAGAAAAAGCTACTGGTAACTGCAACGACTGTGGTAAACCTTGGGCCGAATCAAAGGCCAAAGATGTTACCATACGTGTCGTCAAAATGCCTGGTGTTATGGGTGAGGGTGGAGAACTCTAACGGTGCTCACACTCACAAGACTCACAACGATGTTTGTCTGTGTCATTTAAATGTCTTTCTAAATCTCTCTCGGCTGCCATCAGCCTTTCATGATATTTACTCACCTTATCAGCAAGGTTAGCTATAGCGCTTAGATATTCTTGTTCGGTCATATTATCTCCTGTTGATTGTTAATTTTGGTGAGAACCTAATGTAAACATGTTTTGTTTGAAATCAACAGAACTTTTTAAAATTGTTTTCTTGACAACTAAGTTGACTCAGAATATGTCGACGTCAAATACTCTATTTTTGTAACCCAACCACGTGGAATTGCAATTGAACCACCACCATGATTATCATCTTTATCTGTACACCATGAGCGCATAACGACTATTTTCTCTTGATTTTTTATAACCATGTATCCTACTTCTTGACACACGGCCAACGGAGCATTAAGTATGTCTTTTATAGGTAACCAACCAGTTTCTGTATCACGGGCGTCTAGCCACGTTACACGGACCATGGGTACCTTTTTAATATCAAAGCTCATTTATGTTGCATGATACTAGAAATTTGCCTATAATTACAACATTAATTAGGCTTATATACAAGGCCAGCCTCCTTGCTACAAACAACTCATAGATTGCTAGGAGAATATGCTAAAAGGATTATCGAGTATACTTAAAAAAGCCGTACAAGTAGCGGCACCATTCATAGGAGCAGCGACGCCATTAGGCCCAGTTTTGGGAGCAGCAGCTGGTTCAGGATTAGCTGGATTATTAGCAGGACAAAAACCAAAAGACGCTTTACTATCAGCGGGACTTGCAGGTTTAGGTGGTG